CCTGTGCGCCAAGCATTGGCATAGTCTTTTGGTAATCACGGATGGCTTCTTGCTTTTGCACATCCACAGCGTTCTGCATATACGGCGACATGTACTGACTTACCGCACCGGGCGAGGTTGCCATGCCTGCGTACTGACTGCCTGCACCAAAACCTTGTTGCGCTTGCTCTACACCTAAGCCACCAATACCAACGCCCTGAGCGCCGTAGCCCATGCCTAGAGCGCCGTACATACCGGCTTGACCTTGTGCGCGTTGCGCTGCTTGTTGTGCAGCTAAGGCACCTTCTGAGCCAAACTGAGAGGCTGCGGCACCATAACCAGAGCCAGCCTGACCATAACCAAGGGCTGTGTTTTGTAGCTGACCGGAACGATTAAAGGCTTCCAGTCCTTGTTGCCCTGCCGTATACGCTAGATTAGAAGCGTCAGCGATTTGCGGTGCAACTTGCATTCCCGACACGTTTTGCATCGCCTGAGCTTGCAAGGGAGTAAACGCCGATATACGCTGACCGGAGTACGACTGGTATGGGTTAGCAGAGATGTCTGTTAGAGCGGCAGCTTGTCCTAATGATTTCTCTACATATGGACGTGCGTATTCTGGGATAGACGTTGTGGTAACGTTTTGTTGTGCAGGAGCGCCACTACCACCGCCAGCATATAGCGTGAAGTAGTTAAAGAAGCTTTTAATGGTGGAGATTAGGTTCATAAAATTACCTCAACAATCCTGTATTTATCTTTAAAACCAAAACGGTTCAGCAGCTTAGATACAGAGTCTCGCGCAGCGCATTCAATTGCAGTCGCTCCGTTAGTCCTACAGATTACTTCTAGCTGTTTAAACGTCTCATCGTTAATAATAGACTTGCCACCCGTGCCGGTAATAAATGCAACTCTGTGGTTCGGTCTGTTGTGAAACTCAACCGTCATTGCACCGTGAATCTTGTTGTCATCATCAGTTGCAACGAGCAATAACCATCCGCCTGTCAACACATACATCTTGATCTGGTCAAGCGTGTAGTCCCCTTTGGCGTACGATTGCGACTCAGCCAAGTACTTTTCTACTAAAGGCCAAGTCTGCGCTGCGTGTTGCACAGGGACGTGTTGTATTTTCATGCTGGCAAGAGCTTGCTTGACTTAGAATCAACAGCGACTTTACCTTTACCAATTGATTTCTTGCGGTTCTTCTGCACACGATCCATCATGGCGTACAAACGTTTAGCACCAGCGTCAGTAGAGCCATTACCAAGCTCAGACACAATACGAGCAGGAACTACAAACTCACCGTCAGCGAGTCGAGCAGGTTGCTTGCTACCAATTCGAGCAGGGATGTCATCACTTACGCCATCACCGGGGCCTTTAAGCAGTTGACCACCATCAGAGTAAGAGCCGAGAGAAGATACCCCGCCACCCATGTTATATCCGCTTAATAAGCCACCGTTAGCATTGCCATGACCGGATGCATGGGAGTAGCCACTTCTTTCCGCTTTCATCTCATCCATCTCTGCACGTAATGCGTCGTAATCAGTTTTTTTCTTTGATCCGGGCGCATTAAACTCGCCTTCAAACTGTTGCGTCAGAGGGTTAAAACGCAGTCCTGAAACGCTGTCACCGGTAGGTGCAGGAGCAGCCATAGCGCGTGGTGTAGGAGCTACATAGCCAGCAGAACCGGGAACCTGCATTGGGCCGGGGCGTGGGTTGACGTTGTACTGTTGGTTAGCCATCTCCATCATTCGTGCATTGTATGCAGCAACTTCAGGAGCGACTTGACGTGTCGGTTGAGAATAACGTTGAATCTCTAAACCGGGTTGACCACCTTCAGCCAAAGCAATAATGCCACCGTTAGCAGCCATCTGCGTCGGTTTGTAATCGCTGACAGGAGTAAAGGTACCGGGTGCGTAGGCTTGTGTAGAGAAGTATTCCTCTCCCGGTGCGCCAAAGTTGGGGTTCACATCTTGTGAGAATTGGGTAGTGTAAATGTTGCCTTGATCGGCAGGTTTTGGTTGTTGGCTAGGTGCCATCATGCCGCCAGCTACACCGCCCATCAACGCACCTTTGTTAGCGCTCAGAAAAGATCCGATACCGCCAGAGCCACCTGCGCCAACAGTAGCGTTTGCCATAGCAGTTGGAATTGTAAGACCTGTACCAGCAGGTACACCTGTACTAGCAATCGTATTAGCTGGTACACCCATAGAAGTAGGTATTTTTAACCCTAAATTAGCTGTACCGCCGGGGAAAGAACCGCCAGCAAACATACTGCCAGTTTCCGCCATTCCTGTAGTCGAAAGGTAAGCAGGAGGAAGATTTGTACTGGCAGTAGTTCCGACAGTACCGGCAGCAGTGCCAATACCTTCACCCACAGCCCCACCAGCAACTCCGGGCATAAACGCCCCACCTAGCCCTCCACCGGCAGCACCCATTAAGGCACCTTGCAGAATATCTTTCTTCTGCAAAGCAGCGATACCGCCACCCATTGCAGCGCCCATAAGTAAACCAGCTACGATAGGGATCATATTATCACTCGCTTTGGAAATTAATTAATATTATCATGCGGGTAGCCTTGAAACAAAGACTATACTGCCGATTGCAGAAGGATTTGATGGTCTAGCATAAGGCACGGTCTGAGCGTTTTCATGCTCAAGATATACACCGTCAACAGGGCCAACAGGGTTATACGCTAAACCGGTTGCCCACCACAGCCCAATAGAGTCACCGGCATTGACCTCAAACGTAACGCTTGAATAACCCACCACGTTACTTGGAACGCCAGCACTTTTACGGGCTGGTATAGAAAACTTGCTGCTAGAGCCGGGCAAGTCAACGTTGTTTACACGCAGCCAAAGATACGCATCGTGCAAAGCGTTGTCTGTATTTGAAAACTGAATACTAAAGTCAATCTTATATACGCCGCTATAGGTAACGGTAGCCGTGCTATCAAGGTTTAAAGTAAACCCATCGCTGGAATCCAGCGTGTTCCACAAGATTTTAGTAGGAACATTGGTAGCCGTAGCGTACTGGTCTACCGTACTCTGGGCGGCAATGTGAGGGTTTTGCAGGTACTGACCACCACTACCGCCTGTTAAAGTAGAGGTTACGTTATCTATCTGGGCAAAATACAAACGCAGTGCATTCGTTAACTGTTCTTGTTGGCGTGAGTCATACGCCGCCGGTGCAAGCGGTAAGTTTGGTGCTTTACTAGGACGTAAGGGAACTTCAGCCATTAACGTCTACCGTCCGGTTTAATGTCGGCACGAACACTACCAAGCTGCCATGCCACACCTAATGCATTGGATTCAATACGCAGCGCCATCTGGCGACCACGCAGCCTTGTGTAAACCTGACCGTCAAACTCTTGGATGTTGTATGAACGAGTCAAGCTATAGTTATTATCACTCTGCACTTCAGGTGTGTCCGCAGGACTATATGGAGCGCCCGCATTTCGACGAGGCTTAATCGTCATAGTTACAGAAGGCTGATTAACGTTCGAGCCGTTAAAATTAATATCAGGCAGTATGCGCCAGACAAACGCAAAGCGATCACCGTCACCAATATCAAAGTCGGCAGACTGAATGTAAGCTTCAATCGGTACTGGGGTTAACCCTGATACGTCATCTACGTTGGCTTCGTGAAACAAGATGCGGTTGTTGTAGTCAGCAGCCTGTGGGAATTGTCGCAAACCAGAATCAAGCCATGCTGTTCTACCCATCGTGCCGTAGTACCAGACGTTTTCCAAGTAGTTATAGACCACGTACTTGTCTACAACGTTCGATCCATTCGAGCAGTAGAACCACCACACCTCGTTGTATGCTTCGTTTGCGCCTGCAAAGACCTGATACGACTGATCCTTGTTTAAATCATTAAAGATGTACTGGCGCAAAGAACAGAATAGTGTTTCCACACGACCGGTGTATTGGTAGAACTTACCGTCGCCCATCCAGTAGGTAACGTTACTAACCGTAATTGCTGCGTTCGGAGACAAGATGGAGATATTGTCCATCAGGATGTTAAAGCCCCAGACATACGGTGGCCCTAAGTACTGCATCGAATACAGGGCTGAGTCAGTCCAGATCAGAATCTCTTGGCGAGTATTAATGTACGCAACGATAGAGGAGCCATGCGAAAGAGGAAACTCACCAGATTGGTTTGTAATAGCGGGTACCCATTCGAAAGGGTTTTCTTGATCCGACCAACGTACAAGCATTGGATTAAATGGTGTTTCTGAATCACCGGGATCGTACGAGTTTGCACCAAAGGCAATGATAAACCGTTGAATAGAAGAGGATGAAACCTCAAGCGTTTTATTTGGTACAAAATCGCCATCAAATCCTTCTGTTGTAGCAAGGTCAGCCAACAGCTTGGCGCGTTCAGTTACGCCGGTTACACCTTCCCAGTAATAGATAGCCCCATTACGAGGCGCAAGTACCAGATCCTGTCCGAAGTTCTCCGCAGTCCATAGACGCAATTGCTGCCCGATACCAGTAGTGGTAGAAGCCGAACCCCAACCACGAGTGCCTGTTTGGTAAGCTGCGGTAATTGTGCCTCCGCCCGATGTAGTCGAAGTAGCTGTAATAGGGTTGCCATAGCCGTCGTTCCCCAAACTAATGGAGTAAGAGTTCACCCCGATAAACGTAATTGAGTACGTACGGTTAAGCAACGCAGCGGGTACGCCACCGACAGCAACGGCACCTGAGAACCTAGCATACTGCCCATTAGTTAATCCGTGTGCGGTGTGAGTGACCACTATCGTGCCGCTGCCGCTGGTTGTGCCGAATGGGTTTGTAAGAGTAAAGTTGAGCGGGTTAGTCCAAGTACCTGCACCCCATCCCGTGCCGATCACATAAACATCAAGACCGGTATTAATTTGGTATTCAGCAATAACCGCTGCACCGCCGCCAGAAGTCGCGCTCGTGGAGAAAACACCGTCAATGTTAAACGTGTAACTGTTAGAGTTGGCAATTCTGAATACTTGCTGCTCAGCGTTAATATCGTTTGCGGGGATGCCGCCCGTAGTTGTTGCACCGCTAAATGTTACGTAGTCATTTTGCACCACACCGTTTGCAATGTCAGTTACGGTAATGGTTGAGCAGCCTACGTTTGCGCCTGTCAAGTGAGAAGCAGCAGTGGTGTCGTTATATCCACGAATACAACCTGTCAGGGTATTGCCTGATATACCGTTATACAGAATCTGCTCGGAATCAATCTTAACTACGCCACCAGTATTAGGAAAGCTTGTTGCAGCCGTCAAAGTAATAGTTGTAGTTACATCATCGATTCCGCCGTTAAGTGTGCTGAATGCTGTAGCAAACGGATTGTTTGCCATTGGGTTAACGGTTTTGCGGATAGGCGTGACATCGTAATAAAAGCCGCCCTTCTCAATGTAATACTTAAGGTTTGTACCTACACCCAAGTAGTTTGTGCCAGTCAGATCAACCCAGTTCCAAAGCGAACGCGCAACGCCGTCGAATGTAAAGTTAGACGCACGGATCCACCCACCGATCTTTTCGGCATTACCAGAACGGAAACGAATCTTATCGCAGTCAAACCATTTCCCTTCAGCACTATAGCTAGTACCTTCTCGGTATACTCCGGGCTGGATCGCAAGTTTCTGAATTGGCATAGGTTATCCCATTATTGGCTTGATTTTAACGGGCTTGGTTAAAGTAGTCCATGACCTTGGAGTACTTCATTTGGCGATCATCTAAACCATTCAAGCCCCCATTGATTCGACGGCACATACCTTGTACGTCCTGAGCGTCAGCAAGCGTATTTAATTTATTTACGTCCCAGAACCATCCGGCGGATTCAGCAGCGTATTTTGGTTGTTCGACAATCTCAGGCTTGGTTAACGCCTCGTTATCGCAGGCCATCGAATAGGCAACGTAATTGTTCTTGCCAGTCAATTGAATAAGACCCCGTCCAAGGTACTTCCAACCGTCACCAGAGGCTTCGTCGCCGTTACCCATACGACTGGAGTACACCTTATTGGCAATCTTCTCTGGTTGCATGGCGTAGGATTGAGCAACCTCAATCGATGGGAAGCGACTAGGCCAGACACGCATCAGGCTCGCAGCGGAGTAATTAAGGTTTTCTTTCACAAACTTGAACCCACCAGACTCGTGCGCTGTGTTACTAAGAAAACCAGCAATACGGAAGGGGGAGTCAATAGCAAAGCGTTCGCAAGTCTCGTTAAGAGAATCTGCCCACTTGTCAGCAAGCTCGGGCGTTGTGATTGTGCAAAGCATTTCCTTACTTACCAGCATTTTCGATTTCCTTTGTTTTGCGCCGCTCGACCATATCGGCAACCTTTTCGACAGTCCTACCACCAAAATAAAAACTCATTATGATGATCCCCCACTGACCAAGCAACTCCACGTACTGCTTGTGAGTCTCTAAATCAAATGCGGACATTAAGGCAAACGTAAAATACCCCGCCAGAATGATTAAGAGGGTCATAGGGCGGATGTTCTTGGAAAGCCAGCTATCGCTGCTCATGTCAGCGGTATGGCGCTTGGTGAGTTCTTGTTGCTCTTGCATGTCTGCATTGAGTTGTGCAAGTTGACCAGACTGTTGAAGTTCTAACAGCTTGAGTTTTGCAGCTTCCGCAGCGTTTGCGTCAGGAAAGATTTTGTCAATAATCTTACTGCCAATACCGAGAATGTCGAGAATCATAATCTTATCCCCTTAAACCATTCAATAAATTGCGCCCACTTCTCTTTGATCCAGTTCATTTATCCATCTCCGATGCGGCTAGAATAATGCGGGTTTTAATAGAATTTAGGTCTGGTGGCTCTGCTTTAAATCCCACTGCGATGTATCCTGCAAACCTGCCCATTTCGTTGGGTATTGAGCCACGGCACATATACGTTACCCCGACCGACTTTGCCCACTCACCCACAGGGCTTGATGACTCAAACGGCTTACAGGCTATCTCGTTGTTCAGCATAGAAACAACGTCAGCGTTTCGTGCGGGGGACTCATTAAATAATGATACAGTCACACCTTCTAGCTTGTGGTTACGCTCACCGTTGGCAATAGCTAGAACTGTAGTGCGGCTGTTTGTGGCTAAGTTCACCTTATTTACAACGATACCGACAGCGCCGATGTCTTTGACTAGTCTGTTTGCCAGCGGCAATAACTCTTCATGGGTCTTTAATTGCGGCATTGAGCTGTTGCTACTTATTGCTGCCAGAATAACCTGACGGCTGTCCCAAGTCAGATAGCCCAAGAAAAAAATAGTTGACAGCAAGATCACTGAAACAAGTTTAAACGGATTATCTACCCACTTGATTAGGTCGAGTAGTTTGTCCGTCATGTCCTGTTTTTGAACAGGCTTGGCTCGCCTAATAGTGGGACGCTTAACTGGCGCTCGGGTTGGCACCTTTTTAACGGCGGGTTTTTTAACTGTTGCCATATTATGCTGTAAACGTACCAGAAGATGTAAACGTGTGAATTGTGTAGCCACCTGCCGAAGTCACTGTCCCGCCTGTACCGCGCTGCGCACCAGCGTAACGAAGGATTACAACGCCTGAACCACCAGATTGACCGGGTGTGCCATTTCCACGACCTGCGCCACCGCCACCACCAGTATTTGCTGCGCCTGCTGCGCCACTTATATCACCACCATAGGCAAGAACCGTACCAGTAATAAAGTTGCTAGTGCCAGCACCGCCACCGCCAAAAGAAACTTCGTTTGCACCAGCGCCACCAATACCACCGCCACCACCGCTTAGGTTAAACGCAGCGTTACCGCCATTGTTTCCTTGTCCGCCTGTGCCAGCGCCGCCAGAATAAACAGCAAAAGCTTGACCACCAGACGCACCGCCACCCGATCCACCGCTACCACCGTTTCTACCTGATGTGCCGTCCGAGCCTGCGCCAAATCCGCCGCCCAGTCCTGTCAATGCTATAAATGCAGAGTTTCCACCGTTCGCACCGTTACCGCTTGTGCCACCGCCGCCACCACCTGCACCGACTGTAGCTGCGTATCCAGTGCCACTAGTGACTGTAAAGGAACTTGTTAAATAGCCACCAGCACCGCCACCACCGCCACCCCATGATCCGCCACCGAATGTTGAATCGCCACCGCCCCCTGCACCGCCGCCAACAACAAGGTACTCAATGAGGTATGCGTTTGCCTTACCCCAGAAATCTGTCGGCATGGTAATTTGACCGCTTGGAACGCCCGCAAGAGTTCTGACGTTGGCTTGGTTAAGAGAGATTTGCCCTGTGGGGCTAAGACCGAGTTCTACAGCAATACTCTGTCCAGCAGTCGTCCCGCCAAGACTGATTGGGCCTGATCCGTTGAGAGCCATTATTTCACCTCAAGGGCTTTTACTCGTTCTGTAAGTTCAATGATTGCCTGAAACGCAAGGGTTCCAAGCTTTTCGTAGTCCACAGCCAAGGTGCCATCTGGGCGAGTTCGAACGGCTTCTGGAAATACAGCTTGAACATCCTGCGCAATCACGCCGAAATCATTTTTTTGCACGAAGTAACCGTCTTCACCGCCGTGTTTGGCAATGTACTCATCTGTCCAGTCAAAGGTTTTTGTGCCAATCGCCTGCACCTTGTCTAGCGCATTCTGTACGGGCTTAACGTTTTCCTTAAACTGACGATCGGACGAGAAGTAAGCTGTAACATTGTTAGTAGCTCGAATTTCCCCTGCCGTGCCGCTTGCACCTGTACCAACACCTAAAGAGTTTACTTGGTAGTTGTTGCCTGTTACCAATGAGGCTGCTGAGCCAGAGATACTAATTGCCCAAGTACCGCTTGCACCGCCACCTGTTTTGGTGGGGGCATCGTTTGCAATCTCAGCGTTTACAAAGGCCGTTGTAGCAATTTGAGTAGTGTTGGTCGTCACCGCCGCAGTAGGAGCCGTGGGTGTACCCAAGAAGGCTGGCGAGGTAAAGGGCAGTGGGGTGGACGTAATGACGTTTGCGCCGTCGGTAATTGAGCGTCCAGTAATGACGTTGCTGCCATCACAGTAAATGTAAGACTCAGAAAGGGTCGGGCAGTTAAATGCTGTGCCAGAGGCTGTTTTAACTTGTACTGTGGAGTCTGAACTATTGCGCACCGTGTACATTTTGGCAGCGTTTGGCACTGTAATAATGCGAGTAGTTCCGGGAGAGCCAGTCACCGCCAAAACCGCGCTTCGCGCCTCGTCAACCGTGCCGTTAAAGGAAGTCAGCGTAACGTTACCTGCTGCAACATCGACGTCTGTAACTCCGGTGATAGCTTGTTCGATCAGCGCACCAAGGTTGTTATTGGTAGTCTGACCCCAGATTCCGTCTTGCTCCCCTTCACCGATAAGTTCGATTCTGAGCGACTGACTATAAGTGGACGGCATTTGCTTCTCCTAAAATAGAATGACCACGTTTTTTTGCTTTCAGCCTACTAATATAAGAAGCGTCCAAGCCTGTTTCTCGTGAAATTTTTGCGTTGTTTAATCCAGATTTAATTAACTCAATCGCCTTAAAAACAATTTCTTTTGGATGCTTTCTGGCACCATCATTCTTAAGACCCTTTCCAATTCTACCTGCGGTTATAGCTACGCATTGTTCTGGTGTTCTCTTAGCCCCAGTACGTTTTGCTACTTGTCGCGCCACCGCTTCTGCAGGAATTTTACGTCCAGTTCCAGCAATACTAAGTTTTTTTCTGGTTTCTTCTGAACACGGCGGTTTGTTTTTAACCGCAACTTTGATTTTATTTCTTGTTTCTTCGCTATGCGTCAATCCAAGGGGGCCAACCCCTCCAGCACACATGTTGTAGCCTCCAGAACCAAATGAGTTGTACTGCAAAATATACTTTTGCTCAAGTAACCCCAGCTCTTCTGTTGTTACAGCTTGTGCAATCTCTTCAATTGAAAAGTTTTCTTGCCCATGTTTTCGCATGGCACGGTATATAGTTCTTTGGTTGTCCTGCCGTAACTGTATAAGATGCCCACGCCATCTGTAATCCAGTGACTTTGTTGTAATGCCTATATAAACTTTGTTGTTTACAGAGTTAGTTATTTTATAAACTAACATAATATATCCTTGTTTAAACGACCGGCGTTTTCAGCATTTTAATTGACTTTTTGTGATATAGAGACAGTTATTTCACCTGCCCCACCATAGGCAGAACCTAGCCCGTTTGTAGCAATGTATGGTTTTTGTGCAAAGGACATGGTGTTATTGGCTGCAACTTCCACGCCCGGAAAGCCTTTTCTGCCCTGATCGTAGTACAAAACAGACGCATCAGCGATTGAGATCTTGTTGCCAGAGCCATCTACCCGCAAGCCATTTGCCCCACAGAACATCGTTTTAATAGAAGAAAACGACAAGTTTGAGCTTGTTCCTGCGACCAATAAACCAATTGAGTTATCAGACCCGTCATAGCCTTGGTGCGTAATGTTAGCAAATTGACCTGATACACCATTAGTGACTGAGTTATCTACCCAAATGCCGTTAATTCCTGCGTCAAAGTCAGCGTTGACCAAGTGTATTTTGGACGTAGCACCTTGAGCGTTTTGATAAAAATGTAAGCCTGTCTGAGCAAAGATAGTGAAAATGTTGACCAACATTGGGTTATCGCAGCGACCTAAACTAATGCCTTTCAGATTACCCAACATGTACTTGTGTACGTCAGCTTGGTCTTTCCAGAACACCCACGCATGGACATTGCTAATTCTGCATACGTCATAGGCTTCGTCTATCTGAATACCTACCTTAAACGGCTGCATTTGAATGTTGTTGATATTAATGCGTCCACCACCGCCAGACTGTTTGATGCCCCTTGTAGGGTTCAGTAGGGTTAGGTTGTCTAGGTTTACGTCTGTGATGCCAAATATATTGATGTCAAAGTCGTAGTCGTATGCTTGCCAATTAGGGGCTGGGTCTGGCTGTGTGCGGTATGTGCCAAATGAACCCATAACAACACCGCTGTAATAGCCGTTAGAGTTGCTTAAATCAAACCCAACACCCGCATGGTCAATGTGAAACCAAGTCCCACCCATATTGGATATAGATGGTGGTTCGCCAACGATGGTGACGGGCTTAGTGATTTTGATGGGCGCAGTTAACCGATACGTCCCCGCAGGAAAAAACGCCTCTCCTGCGTCTATAGCTGCTTGAACGTATGCGGTATCGTCCATCATTCTTTCTCATGAACTTCTACCCAACCTACAATAGATTCGTCCCAACCGTATTGTTTACCGTCTTGCGGTGCAGCAACTGGTGCTTCCCAAAGATATGAGCTATTAAGCACCCATGATGGAAACGGCGAAGGAGCTATAAATACATCGTTAATAGAATCGTATGTATAGCCAACCCCTGCGTAATTGCCTCGCAATGGAGTGCCACCAAGGATGTGTTGGTTGCCAATAGTGTTGTAGGATGTCTGAATCCAATCAAAGGGACTACCCCAAGCACCTGTTTCAAGCGTTTCTTTGTCAATGCGAATAACTTGCTCGACAATGCCTTTACCATTCTCAATCTTTGGCACATACGCAAAATAGCTCATTTGACCTCCTTGAGTGCATCGACTTCTACTTGGAGTTGCGTGATTAGGACTTGTTGTTCTTGAATTGCTGCGACAAGAAGCGGAACAAGTTTTGCTTGGTCAATACCTTGCATTATCGGTTTGCCATCATCACCGACTGCATCCTTTTCTCCTGTAACTGCTTCTGGCACGGCAAGTGCTGCTTCATGTGCAATAAAACCATCAACAAATTTACCGTTGTTGTACGACATTGACCCTTCAATGTAACTAAACCTTTTTGGACTAAGCTGCGCCACACGATTTAGAGCATCCGTAAGAGGTGTGACATTTTCTTTTACACGGTAGTCAGAGGGAACAGTAAATGCTGATGCTTCAATTGGTGCGTAAGCGGTTCTATTTGAATTTACACACCTAACTCCGGCTGCACCACGCAAATGATCTATGCAAACCGCCGTAGCGCCAGCCGCATGAAAGCCAAGAACAACATCACCAGAATTGGAAAGCATCTCAATTTGTGCGTCAGAAAACCCAGTAGGACTGTTTCTTAAAACACTTAATCTTGATCCAGTAGTAGGTGTAAGTCCAATTCCTACGTTGCCAGAGGAGTTGATTCTGACTCGTTCTGTGCCGCTTGTTTGAATCGCTAAGTTAGTTGACCCTGCGTTAGGGCCAATTGTTGCAATTAAAGATGCTGTCTTAATATGAAAATCAGTATTAATTGCGTCTGTAAATATAGCTAACGTACCAGCAACACCCGTAGACACATTTAATTTTGCGCTAGGCGCACCTGTACCAATCCCCACGTTGCCAGAGCTATCAATCCGCATAGCCTCCGCACCACCTTCAGAGAAAGCAATGGTGTCAGCAGCAGGAAAGAAGATGCCTGTGTTAGCGTCTGTACCACGAATAGCAGGGGTTGCTGCTGTACCGTCTACGTCAGATAGTCCGTTTGTACCGTCTAAGATTAAGCTCATTCTGCCACCTCATCTGCGGGTAAAGGTTCGTTGCCTTCTGCAAGCCATGCCAAGTAGGCTTGGTAGTCTGTGTTTGCGGGGTCGAAGGGGATGAATGCGCTGTCAGATAGGCGCCTAATGCAGGAAAGTGCGCCTGCAATGCTGTCGTTTGTTAATTGGTACATGATATTTTCCATTACAGTTCAGCCGATGCAGTCCAATCTGCTGCAACGTTTCCAGAAGCACCAGTAATAAAATTAATAAATAAATCACCGTTGCTAGATGCTAACGCGCCGGAAATAGTGCCAAGTGTTGCAACTGCTGTAGCTGTTGCGGATGCTCGTTTTGTAACTTTGTAAAAAACATTAATACCAAACGCAGCGGGTAACGGGTCGATTCTGTATCTTGTAGATCCGTTTTCAAAATACCGCTGACACAACGCCAGCTCCTGCCCAATACTCCTGAACTCAAACGGTGTAGCAGTCGAGCCTTTCGCTAGCTGTA